TGCGTCTCCAAGGTACTTAGAAGCACTAGCAGCTATCTTAGCCTGTGTTTCTACTGGTTTTAACTGTGTTTCTACCGTTTCTCCTTGTGCTTTAGCCTGTTTTAACTGTACATCTGCTTGTAAATCAGCTAATTCTAGCTGTGCTTTCTGTAATTGTAGCTGTATAGCAGCTTGTTGTGACTGTGCTTCCTGTGGATTAGGTTGCATCATCTGCTGTAGCTGTTGTATAAGCTGTTCTCTGTTGTTTAAACTAGAATTTTCTATGATTGCAGATAGAACTAATGGTACAATTGGTGATTCTGCACCTAGTGTTTTCAGTAAATTCATAAACTGCATCTGCTCATGCTCTCTAGCTATGATACCAAGATTACTAGAAGGAATAAAAATAAAGTCTTGTGCAGGATACTTCTCAGGTTCAAACTGCATAAACCTATGTGCAGACTTAGTTATAAATGGAATTAAGAACTGCTCTTGAAAGTTTATTAATGTTCTCTTGTTTTTCTTTATGATTGATGATAATGCTACAGATAATCCTGCTCCTTCAGCAGTAGTCATCGCTTGTAATGATGAACTATCTATTGTTCCTGTAGCCATAAGTAGCATATTCATAAAAGAAGTAGCAGTGTTGATGTTAGAGCCATCTACTGAACCTATCTTGAATGGATATAATATCTCTGCTGGATTACCATTAGTAAGAATAGTCTTACCAGGCTTTACTTCAAACCTAGCACCTCTAGGTAGTCTGGTAGCATCCATAGCCATCATAGGCACTGTAGCTAGTGCTACGCTGTCAAGGTGTGAACGCACTTGAGCATCAATAGCCTTTTGCATATTGTAGCCCTTCTCAGCAATACCACGACCCCAGAAACGATTAGGAACACTATCATTTTGAAAAGAAACAATAGGTCTATCTTTCATCATGTATGGTGACTCTTCTGCTTTGAGTAAATACTGCTCATTGGCTATGACTACTATTCCTTCTACAAGGTCACTAAAGTCTGCTGCTTGAGTACCGTACTCATCTGCTTGTTTGTTGAATACTTCTTCATACTTTTCTGAATCATCTTGATTCTCTATCATATACTTTGGTATGAGTCCATAGTATCTTAACAACTTAACTCTGTTTTCTTGATAGTCAGATACTTCTTGTGATGGTTCTAAATCAGTCTCTATAGCATACTGAGATAGGTCTGAGACTGTCTCATAGACTCCTGACTCCATTGCTGCTACTACAGAGTGGATAGATACCAGTTCTTCAATAGCACAGCCTAGAGCCTCCTGTACGTTGCTTGCAGAAGGATCTATTAAGAAGTTATATGGTGTGATTGGTTTTAGTCCAACACAGAACCTTGTTTTCTCTTGTACTCCTACTGCTGTAATACCCATCTCTACTACTGGTTGCATAGCTGGTATTAGTTCTTTCTTCTCGTATACAGTAATCTCACCAATACCGTTACCATAGATTGCAGATAGTAAGATAATATCAGAAATTGACTTTCTTACGTTACCCTTCTTGAAGTCTTCTATCATCTGATTACGAATCATCTGAATGTCAATCTTCTGTGGATCAAAACCATCATCAGTGATATCAAAGAACTTCTCTCCTCTACCAAACACAGCCTCTTCTATCTCTGCTGTGTGTGACTCTATCGCTTGTTGCAGTGCAGGAGTGATTATTCTAGCTCTTTCAGAATCTCTGGTTTTGTCTGCTGGGTCAAAGATACCTCTAAACAATCTTTCATACTCTTGCCACTTGTCCAGATAGTTTGTATCTCTGTGTACTTTCCATTGGTCACATTGACCTAGTACCCATGATACAAGAGGATTTACTGTTTTACTGTCATCATACATATTGTTTTCCTTTTAGGGTGGTACACATAACGGTATACTACTTAGTAGCCTGTTATCATGTCTAGTGGTTCATATTCTTCTTCTTCGTGGTACAGGTTGTATTCTGGTATCTGTATCTCTGCTATATATGATAGTGCATCTATTAGGTCATCATGTACTTGTGGGTTAGGAAACTGAAGCAACTGGTCTAAAAACTCATTATTCCATGAACCTTTATTTAAAAATATTTTACCATGCTCTAATCTGCCTTGTAATGCCCAAACAATTCTATCAATCTTTTTTCTATTTTTATGTGAAGTCTCTTCAATACGAAAATATGTATTGTATTGCCTCATTATATCTTCTATATACTCTACTACTGCTCTTTGTGCTATTCCTTTTTCTATTCCTACACACAAAGGCTGAAAATCTGCTACTGCTTGAAATATCTTAGAAGCTGTTTTTTTAGCTGTCCATCTTCCATATTCTATGCTACGAACCCACCATCTTTCTTCATCTACTTTTACTATTGCTATAGCACTTTGGTCTAATCTTTTCTTACTAGCAGTGTTAGCATGAGCTACATCAGTAAAACCACCTATATCACAAGATATATACCATCTACCTCTTTCTGGTTCTTGTTCATCATACTGTATCCAGTCTTCTTTGAATAAACCACCACTAGCAGCTTCAAAGGAAGCCATAAACTCTTGTCTGAAAGCAAAGCTAGACATTGACTTCCTAGCTGCTTCTATCTCTTTTGGGTCTAGTAAATCATTATCAAAAGAATTAAAATGCCATGCTTTGAACTCTGAATCACCGCTATCGTTAGCGTAGTTGTATAAATCAAAGAAATGGTTTCTACCATAAGGTGTGCCTATAAACAACGCAGAGCCTTTCTGGTCAGCTAGAGCAGGTCTGATAATAGTTTCCCATACCTCTGACTTCATAGAGCCATACTCGTCCATTACAACAAACTTTAGAGATACTCCACGCATTGTCTCTGGTCTATCTGCACCCTTCAATGATATTGTAGTACCATTGATGAGTTTAATCTGTAGATTATTAATATGACTAGAATCTACTACTGGGTGTCCTAACTCAAGAAGAGTAGACCACATTACATCTCTAGCCTGTCCCTGAGTGTTGGCTATGTACCAGACATGACCTTTCTCAGTTTGAAGAGCATTAATAATTAATAACCATGCTGCTAGTCTGGATTTACCAGTTCTTCTACCAGCTACTACTACTTTGAATCTAGTGGTATCATTCCATACCTTCTGTTGCCATGATAGTAACTTTACATCAAGCTCCATCAGAATCCTCTATTACTATAGGTTTTGGTTCTGCTGCTGATGATATGTTGATTGTTATTCCTTTGTTTAGTTGTTTGTCTTTTTCAAATATAGAAGTAGGTAATGCTCTATCCATTAGTAGTTTCAGTGCTGCCATCTGATGTGGGTGTTCATCAGTCATGGCTATGTCTATTGTTTTCTTAAGAACCCTGTCACCATTGGTAATGAGCATCCTAGCCATAAGTTCTCTAATCTTTTGTGTTTCTTCTCGTTTTGAGACAAGAGAACTCTTTTTTCTCTTTGTTTTGAGAGCAACATACTCCATTTCCTTCTTAGAGGGTCTACCAGGTCTTCTCTTTACTTTAGTGCCTACTGGTGTGAGAGTCTTGGCTTTAGTAGCGTATGTTCTTTTCTTCTCTTGTTCTATTGAGCTTTGAGTAGAGTCTTTTAACTCCTCCTCAATATTCTTAGAGTGTTCGATATCCATTGATTTCCTATACTCATTATATAGGTCAATATAGTTATAATGTTCATAGTAATTTATAATAAGAATAATAAATGATTATTAATAATTAATTACTATGAAACTGAATGTTCAGTATGACTATATAGACTCTTTCTTCAAAAGCATAATTCTAGCATATTTTTATTGATTTGTCAACTACTTTTTTTAGTGTCGGTGTGGGTTCAGCATAAATACAACACTACAGCATACCCCCTCCCCCCATTAGGGCAGATTGCACAATGTTAGTGCATAAGCAATTTCTATGCCACAATAACCATTCAAGCAGCAGGGGTATTATGGCATGATAATTGCTTGCAGCTACACAATAACCCTACAGTAAATAGTAGTTTACCTGGTAAGTTGGCATGATTCTTGCTTTGGTTCCTGTTTTTGTGCATGTGTTTCTATGTTGCACCACAACGTAGCATTATGCACAATCTTAGTGCATCTAATACTTTAGTATATTATACTTTAGTATCAATCAGTTATCATAGTTTAAAACTATCAAATTAAAACAATTAATAGTTAAATAAAATAGAATTAATTACATAAAATGCTTGACAAATAATAATAGTGCACTTATATTGAAAGTGTAGTACATTTAAACGCTAAGGAGGTTATATGACAGAGTTAAATTGATACATCGAGGGCTTGACAAAAGCCCTCTGTTGTATTAATTTGATTAAAAACTTTGAAAGGAATAATTATGAGTACTGAATTGAATTCAAACACTAAAGGCGTAGGATTAACTAGGTTTTGGGGAGGAGAGAATAGAAAGTCTTGTATTTTAGTCTCAAGACGTAGAAACATTGAACCTTCTGATACTCCGTTTGAGGATTGGAACGGAAGTATAAGCCTTGCAATTGAAACAAAAGATGGAACTAAAGAAGTTCAAGCATTTGCCGAGTTACTACTTGAGTTATCAAAAAATGATATGGTAACATTGGCTAATGACTTATTACATCAAATTAACAACTTTGAAAGGAAATAAAATGGCATATCAATTTATAGCAACTACAAAAGAATGGCGTGATAAGGTAAACGGAAACAGTTATTTCTCATCCGTTGTTGAGGATTTAGAAGGTAATGTAGTTTTGAAGCTACCCTTTCAATATGGTTATGGTTCTCAAAGCGAATACGAGATCGAAAAATCATTATCTGGTAAAATTAAATTTATCAAAATAAATGGCTGCAAGAAAAAAGAAGTTAAACAACATGGAGGTAATTAAAATGAAACTAAAACCTATTGCATCTAACATGACAGAATTAAATATTAATGGAATATCTGTATTATTTAGCTATTCTACGCCTGTAGCGGGTTGGGATGATAAAGGCGCATTCAAGACTAGTAACCATTATTCAGCTACTACTACAAAACATATCAATAAGTATTTAGGTGGTAAAGATATTGGTCGTAAGGTCGATCAAGATTATATTAACTCAATTGTAAAGGATAAATAATAATGAACACACTATTAAATTTTATGTTATATTTATTCATGTTGTTTTGTATTTTGTTTACTGGTGTTATTTTTTAATTGAAAGGAACAGAAACAATGAATGAAATGATGGATTTAAACTATTACCAAAATATTCACTTTAAAGAGGGTAAAAGAACTTATATTTTTTGTTGGGTGATGGATTCAATGGTATATCGTCATATTGACCACAGCGACAATGACAGATTATACGGCAACATTTCAGCCGTAAAGCCTGAAAAATTAAAGAAAATATTTAAAATTAATATTAAAGAAGCAAAATTTTGTATTAAGAGGGCTAAAGACTATTTAAGCAGTAAAGGCTATAATAATTTTAATTAGAGGAGTATAAACAATGAGAAATAAAATAAAAATAGTTTTAGATGTTACCAGTTTGTTTATAGCGTTCGCAGTTGTGATGTTCACCGCTGGTTCGATGTTTATGGGTATTGCTGATTTTACGTTAAAAGACGTAATTATCGCTTGTGCTATAATATTCGGAATAGGCTGTTTAAACGTCTGGTTAATTATTCAGCATATTATTGAATTTGTAAAATTAAAAACAAAGGGGAATAAATAATGAAGTGTTTATCATGTGATTGTATCCTGGACAACCAGGAAGATAATATAATAGGTAGTAACACGAATGAAAGAGTGCAACTTTGCGTCAACTGTTTACCTTTACCAGAATTAGATGATGATTTTGGGTACTCAAGCGGAGCGGAGGTGTTGGATATAAACGACAATATACGTTTGAGTGATACTTAAGTATTATTTACATTTGCTTTAAAATATGATATTACTATGTAATATATTATTATGTATTATTATGATTATTATTACTATGTATTATAATGACTATGTAGTCACAATTAGTGAGGAATTATGAAAACTAAAAGTAAATTTATAAGAAACTTACCATGCTCTCAAATAGTGGATTGCTCAGATTCTGGCAGTTCCAACGTAGGAGAGTATGAAAAAGAAGATGGTAGCAGCTATTATTTCTGTTATAAGTGTAATAAACCATTAAAACATGATAAGAAGCCTACAGAAGCTCACCAGAGCGTTTCTACCGCTGAAGTGTTATCTATACACCCAAAAGCACAGAAAGACGCTAGTGAGCCTGTATTCAAGCCACAGGGCATATCTGATAGAAACATCAAACAGAGTACTTTGGAGAAGTATGGTGTTAAAATTACACAAAATGGGGATCATTACTATCCATATGGGAAAGATGTTTTCAAAATACGAGGTAAAAATAAGAGTTTTAGATGGTCTGGTGTTGGTGATAAAAAACCTTTGTTTGGTATGGACGTATATCAGGCTGGTTGTGCTAAAATTATCACAGTTGTTGAGGGCGAACTCGATGCGTTAGCAGGGTGTCAAATGCTAAGTGGGGATAATAAGTTACGTTTTCCAGTGGTTTCAGTGCGTGACGGCTGCGCCAGTGCTGTTAAGTCTTGCAAAGATGCTTACGAATATCTGTCATCCTTTACGCAAATAGTATT